CTTGTTCACCCAAAATTTGGCCATACTTCGCTGACCATCACTATCTCACAGGACACATCAGTAATGCATCACGATGTTGGCTTGGAACATGGCAAGGAGTTCCAGTTGGATTTGCTTCAGTCATCTTCTTCCCCTCAGGAACAATCAAAGAAAAAGCATGGAGAGAACACAGGACAGTGATATTACCTGACTTTCAAGGATTGGGATTAGGAGTTCGTTTATCAGAAGCAGTAGCACAACAATTCACGAAGATCGGTCATCGTTTCTTTTCTAAAACAGCACACCCTCGTTTCGGTGAGTATAGAGAAGCACATCCTGAAAAATGGAGACCAACAACACATAATAAACAAAATAGAAAAGATGATTACGAGAAAGAATTAATTAGAATTGAAAAAGGAATATCAAAGAAAACTACTTTTGGTGGTTATTCTCAAGAATTAAGAGAAAGACACAAAGAGAGGGTATGCTACGCACATGAGTTTATTGGTTAAGAAAACTCCTACAGTTATCATCGGTCCCCCTGGGACAGGAAAGACAACATTTATTCTTGATAAGATAGAAGAGTATCTCGCTAAAGAAGTTTCTATAGATGAGATAGCTTTCTTTTCTTTTTCTAACAAAGCAGTTGATGAGGCCAAACAAAGAGCCTCTCAAAAGTTTAAGGTTCCCATGAGTCATTTGGAGCACTTTAGTACAATGCACTCTTTTGCTTTAAGACAAATGGCTTTAACACGAGAACACATAATGAGTAACAATGATTGGAGGAACATATCAAATGAACTTAGGATTAATATTAACGTTAATAATGATGATGACATATTTTTCAACAACTATGACGACAAGTATGTTGATTTAATAGAAAAATCAAAAAGAAGAGACATCTCTTTAAGAGATTGTTGGGCTATGTTTGCTAAGGATATAATTTGGCATAAACTAGAATACATAGATAAGGGCTTAAAAGACTATAAAAATTTCGGATATAAGAGCTTTACAGACGGTACAAATGGATATCTCGTAAAAGATCAAGGGCCTAAAATAGACTTTACAGACCTTATAAAAAACTATGTAGAGGGAAGCTTTTATAAATCTTTTAAAGTAGTTTTCTTTGATGAGTCTCAGGACATGTCCACGATACAGTGGAAAATGGCAGAAAAGATTTGGAAGAATTCTGAGGAGTCTTATTTGGCTATGGACCCTAATCAAGCTATCTATACTTGGGCTGACGCTGACGTAGCAAAGGCCATAGAAATAAAAGAAGAAGCAGAAAATTTAATTGTTTTGGATCAATCAAAAAGAGTGCCAAGAAAAGTATGGGAGATAGTTAATCGTGTTGAAGAACAGATTATTGGATACGATGATATTAAATGGTCACCAGCAAATAGAGACGGTTCGGTAGAATTTATTAGAGGTATTTATCATTTAAACATGGATGACGGAACTTGGCTTATCATGGGTAGAACAAGAACTATTCGTGATGACCTAGAAGAAGTTATGAGGAAGAAAAATATTTTTTTTAGAGTCAAATTAAAAGATAGTAAGTACAGATATTCAGTTAAAACTCAGGAAAGAAATGCTATACTAACTTGGAAAGATTTGATGAGAGATGAAAAGAATGAGGTTCCTATTAAACTAATAGAAAATTTATATAAGTGTCTTGGAAAAGAATTTGTTTTGAGAGGTAATAAGAAAAAAATATCTGAACAAAGAAAAGCTTTTCCTGATAAGAAGTTATCTTTTATAGAACTCAAAGATGATTTTGGATTACAAGCTGAGTTCGGAACTCCTTGGACTAGGGTAATGACAACGATCAATACAGAAACAGTTGCTTATTTAGAAAACTTAGAGTCTAGGGGAGAAAATTTAGCTTTAGAGCCACGAGTCACATTATCTACCATACACCAACAAAAAGGTGGAGAGGCTGACAATGTTATCGTGTCTCTAGACATAGGAAAAATGGCGTATGAGGAATATAGGACGAACCCTATAAGTGAACACAGACTTTTCTATGTGGCGTTTTCAAGGGCTAAAGAAAACCTTTACATAATAACACCACAATCAAGAGAGGCTTATAGAATATGAGTAAACAAATCGGAATGTTTAAACCAAAATCTGAATGGGTTCCACCCATGGATTTTCCTAACATTAAAGACGCTGAAAAAATTGCAATTGACTTAGAAACTAAGGACCCAAACATTATGGAGAAAGGACCAGGATGGGCCACGAATGACGGACAGATTATTGGTGTTGCTATAGCTGTGGACGGTTGGAAGGGTTATTATCCTATCAGGCATGAGACAGGATTTAATCACGATCCACGAGTCGTGTTTGATTGGCTTAATGAAATGCTCTCAGGAGAGGGAGAAAAAATAGCTCATAACGCTACCTATGATTTCGGTTGGTTGGAAGCTGAGGGAGTTAAGTGGAATGGTCGTATCATTGATACAATGCTTGTTGCTCCTCTTATTAATGAAAATAAATTTAGTTATTCTCTTAATGCAGTGTCTAAAGAATATCTAGCTGAAAGTAAAAGCGAGTTCTTATTGAATGAGACTGCAGCACAATGGGGTGTTAATCCTAAAAGTGAGATGTTTAAAATTCCTTCTCAGTATGTGGGAGAGTATGCAGAACAGGACGCTGTGCTTTCTTTAAAGCTATGGGATAGATTAAAACCTGAGATTTCACAACAAGATTTAGAAACTGTATTTAATTTAGAAACTGACTTAATTCCTATTCTTATGAAAATGAGAAAAAAAGGAGTGAGAATAGATTTAGAGAGATTAAAAAAAGCAGAAAAAACTTTTATAAAAAAAGAAAATGAGCTTTTAAAATATGTTTTTAATGAGACTAATTTAAAGTGTGATATATGGGCGGCTCGCTCTATTGCTACTATATTTGATCAATGTAAAATAGATTATCCTAAAACAAATAAAGGTAATCCTTCTTTTACAAAAAACTTTTTAGAGTTTCATCCTCATCCTGTTCCAAAAGCAATTGTTCAAGCTAGAAATTTTAACAAAGCACGGACCACGTTCCTTCATACGATAGAGAGATATCAGCATAAAGGTAGAATACACGCTAATGTTAATCAGCTACGAACAGAGAACGGTGGTACTTTGACAGGGAGATTTAGCTATTCTAATCCTAACCTTCAACAAATTCCTGCTAAAGATGATGCTGAGTCTGACATAAAAATAGGTTCTTTAATTAGAGGTTTATTTTTACCTGAAGAAGGAGACAAGTGGGGTTCTTTTGACTACTCACAGCAAGAGCCAAGACTCGTTAGTCATTACGCTAACATTGTTAAGCTAGAAGGAGCTGAAAAGATTGTTAAAGCTTACAACGAAGACAAGACTACGGACTTTCATACAATCATGGCTGAGATAGGTAATATACCTCGTAAGAGTGCTAAAACGATAAATTTAGGACTATTTTATGGCATGGGTGTGGGTAAACTATCTGATCAGTTAGGTATTGATCCTGAAGAAGGTAAATCTTTAATTAAACAATATAATGAGAGAGTTCCTTTTGTAAGACAATTGGCTGACGCAGTATCAAATCATGCTCAGAAAAAAGGGGCTGTTAAGACTTTCTTAGGTAGAAGATGTCGTTTTGAGTTGTGGGAGCCTAAGGCATTTGGTTCTTACAAGGCTTATCCTTTGGATAGGGCTAAAGAGGAGTATGGTGAATATACTCCTTTGAAAAGGTCAGGGACGTATAAGGCTCTCAATAGACTTATACAAGGCTCTGCTGCAGATCAAACAAAGAAAGCTATGGTAGATTTATATAAGGAAGGGATAACGCCTATGATTCAAATTCACGATGAACTAGCCATTAGTTTCAGTGGTGACAAAGAAGTTCAAAATAAAATAGTAGAAATAATGGAAAACACTATTGAAATGAGTGTTCCTTCTAAGGTTGATGTGGCCTTAGGAAAAAATTGGGGGGAAGCAAAATGAGAATAATGTATCAAAATGGTGAGCTATTGTTGAGTCTCACAAGAGACGAAGTAGATCACGTTAGTGAGAATAAAGGAACACCTGTTAAAATGGATATTAAAATGTTGAAAGTTCTTCATGAAGATATATCAAAAGCTGTTCTGAGTCATTGGTCTAATATTGAAGTATGGGAAGCAATAGAGGAACACCTGAAGTCTCATAAAAACAAATCTAAAAGTAAAAAATAAATGTATGTTCTCTAGTCCATAGGAGAACATTATGATTAAAATATTAAAAAAACTGTCAAACTTTTTTACTTTAGAACACGATACCGACAAAGCGATTAGACATTGGCTACAAACTGAATACAAACAAGATTGGCAATCCGCCTACAATCAGTTTAAAGAATACGGAACACTACCAAATCACTTCAGAAGAACTCTTTAAGTTGTTAGAATAACTAAACTTAATATTTCCTTTATAATTACGCTGTGTATAAACAGCAGCTAGTTGAAACCCTAGTTGTGGCCAAGGTTTTGAAGGTGTAGGAACATTATAAATTTCTTTGATTGCAAAGTTATGTTTTCTCATATCTCTTATTCTACGTTTAGTAGTATAATGATTTATAGTTGTTAAATATACAATGTTGTCCGCCACTTCCATGCCATGCAATAGAAATTTTTGCATCATAGACCAGGGTGGATTTGTAATAATCCAATCAACTTTATCCTGATATAACAAAAAGTCTTTTCCTTCGCCTAGTTCACACCAATCTTTATTATCCGTATCATAATTATCATAAAATGCACCTTCTCCTCTACTGGGGTCAAGTATTCTACCAGTAGGGTTGAAATGCTCAATAATCTCCTTGGCAAGATAAACTGGGGTCATCACCATATCCTTTTCAGGAGTATTTTTAGGTGGGCAAAATGCTCTCAAATTTTTAAGTATTAGCTACTATTTCAGCTAGATGCTCACATCTATTGGTGGTCTGTTTATGCCACCTAGAATCTTTCATTTCTTCAGCGGCTTCTTTCCATTTCTTGACTCTCATATTTTTCCACATCTTGGAGAAATTTCGGACACCTTGAGTTCCTAGCTGAAAAACCATTTCCACGATAACGTGTTCTATGTGGGTAGGCAAGTCGTGACCAATTTTTTCTTCTATCAATAGATCAGCTCCTGCTGCTGCTCTGTTTAAATCTAAATCAAACAGCTCATCTATCTCTTCTCTAGAAATTTTCTTTCCCTCAGGAAATCTATCTCTTTCGTGTGGCTGAATAAGATGACCTATTCCAATAGTGGCCTTACCTAAACTGTCCAAATATACATGGTCAACTATTCCTTCCGCAGAAGTGACTCTAGCTTTTAATTCATCTGTAATTTTTATCATTTTGAACCTATACCCCAATGTTCTTCATGTGGGTCTTTTTCTTCCTTTCTTTTAAAAATGTTTATAATAAATTTCAATAATTTCATTTATCTTAATTTATACCCTAAACCACTATATTTGTCTACACTTCCACCGTCTTTAAATACAAAACTTAATCCACCTTCTACTCCTTGATCACCAATACCAATATTATAATTTACAGGAGTATTATTAAACATAAACTGATCTTTGTATCCAATACTATTTGGATTAAAAGGATCAAATTGAATTTTATCTAAATTATATTTTTGAGCTAAGTTTTGTAGATTTTGTAATTGACCTATTAAATTTATTCCTACGTTATCTGCTCTTGCATTAGCTAAATTATATTGATTACTCACGTTAGGTTTTGCCTTAAAAGGAAGATTATCTAAGTTGACAGTTCTTTCAGGTAAAAAAGGAAACTCCTTATCAAATTGTTCATTTGACATTTCACTCGGAGGTGTAGGAAAAACACTGTCTAAAGACTGTATATTTATTTTTTGATCATTAAAAGTAGGACCTACAAAAGCTCCTCCCATTGCATCTGCTCCACTTGAAAAAGGATCAAGTCTTGGAACAACAAACTGACTTTCACCTCTTAAAGCGTTTGGAATACCTTGAGTAACAAAATCTTTTCCTTTGTCATACAATCCTTTTAATAAAGATATTAAAGGAGTTCCCTTTTCAGCGAAACCTTTAGCAATACTTCCAAGACCATAACCAATATCACTTCCAATCTCTCTAAAGGTAGGACCATACAAGTTAGCTAATTGCTTTTCCTTATCTGCGACAGAGGTTGAAGTGTATCGACCAAATGTAGGGCTAGAGGGATCCGTATCAAACTTAGGTGTGGTTCCTAAATAAACAGGTTCGCCAGTATTTTTGTTTTTGACAATATATTCAGTACCATCAGGTCTTACTCCTTTTAATACTCTTCCACTATCAATTAATTTATTTTTAAATGATCGCATTTCATCGAACTGTTTCATTCTTTTCAATGCTCTGTCATCTGATACATCAGGTCTATCTGAAAAAAATTCTCTACGGCCACGAGCCACGTCTAGCTCTCTAGCGATTTGATCTTTGCTTTTAGAGGGAGGTCCAACGTTGGTTCTATTAGGAGGTTGATAACCAGGATATGCCATTATGCTACAACCTGTGGTCTTTTAAATTTTTTAGACTCATAGAGGTCCACGATACCTCCATCTGCTGCATTGAATAAAGGTAGGCCAACAGATTCTAAACCAGCAATTGTTTTTGGGTTGGTTGATCCACCAATTCCTCCACTTATGGAAGCTAAATTTAATTGAGGCACGGACAAAGGTTCAATAACTTCAGACCCTGTATCTCCTCTTTGAACTTGAGGTTCTGAGAAAATAACAGTGCCTCCACTTGGTGGAGTAGTGCTTGGTAAAGTATCCTCTGTGCTTTCTTCTAAATTGTTAAGTTCATCTAAGAATATATTTGAGTCTCCTTGAAAG